ACACGCCACGGGCCTTGATGGCAAAGCCCAGACCATTTTGATCTATAACGGCGGCGCAACGTCCAAGATGTTTGCCGTCACTAGTACAGGCAAAATCTACGATGTGACCGCCGCTGGGGCCGTAGGCGCTCCTGTTGTGTCCGGCCTGACCAATGGCATCTGGGAATACGTCAACATCACCACGGCTGGCGGCAGCTTCCTTATGGCCGTCAATGGCGTTGATGACGCCCGGCTGTACGATGGCACAACTTGGTCAACCCCGACCATTACAGGCGTGACTGACAATAACCTGTCAAATATCACGCTGTTCAAGAACCGCCTGTGGTTCATTGAGAAAAACACGCTGAAGGCTTGGTATCTGCCAACTAGCTCTATCGGCGGCGCGGCTCAGTATATTGACATGAGTTCGATTTGCCGTCTTGGCGGTCGCTTAGTCGATCTGGACACTTGGACGCTGGACGCTGGCTATGGCGTCGATGACAACCTTGCCTTTATTACCAGCGAAGGCGAAGTGGTTGTCTTTCGCGGCACAGACCCGGCCAGCGCAGCCACATGGGCCTTAATAGGCGTTTGGAACGTAGGTTCGCCCGTTGGCTCTCGCGTCATGCTCAAATACGGCGGCGACCTGCTGGTACTGACATATGACGGCTTGTTGCCATTCGCCGCATCGCTGCAATCTAGCCGCCTAGACCCCCGCGTTGCCCTGTCTGACAAGATACAGGGCGCGATTACGGCGGCAACGACCCAGTACGGCGGTAGCCACGCTGATGTCGGCTGGCAGATTTATGGCACTGCCAAATACAACGCTGTCTGGATCAATGTCCCGGTAGCTGACGGCCAGCAGCAGCAGTATGTGATGAACAACATCACAAAGTCATGGTGCCAATTTATCGGCTGGGCAGCATATTGCTGGGAAACGCTTGGCGAAGAGCCGTATTTTGGCTCAGATGGCTATGTCGGCCATGCTTGGGATGACAATTACACTGACAATACCAGCAATATCACCACCACCACGCTGCAAGCGTTCAATTATATGGGCGCTCGCGGCGTTAAAAAGTACTTCACTCGCGCCCGCCCCAGCATCTTCACCAACGGCGATCCGACCATCTCCGTGGGCATGAACATCGACTTCGATACGTCCGATACCACGGCCCCTGTAACATTTACAGGCTCGGCCTATGGCGTCTGGGACGCGGCGACAAGCACTTGGGATACGGCCCTGTGGGGCGCTGATCTGGCGATCCAGAACACATGGCTTGGCATTACTGGCATTGGCTACTGCGGCGGTCTACAGATGAAGACGGCCAGCAGCGGCATCCAAATACAATGGGCTTCAACAGATGTGGTGTATCAGACCGGATGGGCGGGCGTATGAGTAATCTGGCTGTAACAGAGAAAATGCTTGCCGCTGAAGCACTTATGGAGAATGTCCTACAGTTTGAGGCTGTAGTTAAGACATTGCCCCAGTATGAGCCTGAAACAATCCATACATTCTACGCTGGCCTGTACTGCCGCGAAGCCAAGCTGAAGGCCAATCAGCTTGCAGTCGGGCGCGTCCATAAGAAAGAGCACCTGTTTTACATAGTATCCGGCACGGTCAACATTACGACTCCAGATGGCGTCGAAGTTGTAACTGGGCCAGCCATGTTTAAAAGCAAGCCTGGCACCAAAAGGGCTTGCCATACGATGACTGACGCGCATTTTCTCAACATCCACATTGCGGATTCTACCAATGTGGAAGATGTTGAAAAGGAACTGTTGGAAGACGACCCGGACAATATGTTTGGCCCTGGGAACGTCCTCAAAACTAACTTGATAGGGGCTAAATTATGAGCTTTTTTGTATCTATTGGGACATTTGTAGGAGCTAGCGCCGCCACTGCTGGCGCTGTCGGCGTCGGCGTCACTGCTGCGACTGTCGGCACTGGCGCTCTTGTTAGTTCTGCTTTAGGTCCAAAAGCCCCGACTCCGCAGAATTATGCCGCAAGTTCAGCCGCACAAAAAATATCAGATGACGCAGATGCTGCGGCTAACGCGCGGCGGCAAAACCCAAATTATATTACAGACTATGGGACATCAACGACAACTTGGGGCGGCACGCCTAAATTTGATGAAGCTGGTTATAATGCAGCTTTAGAAATATACAATAACCAACCTGGCGATACATCGTATCAGGGCAGCGGATATGACGAATACGGTAATTATGTAGGGACTGGTAATAATATTCCCAAGCCTACGCGGGAACAGTTTACAACCCAGACTGGCGACCCCAATCAGGCAACCGTAACTCAAACATTAACGGGCGATGCAAAAGCAGCTTTTGAAAATAACTTAAAAGCCACAAGGGGTCTTTCAGAAGTACAAATTAAAGCGCTTGAAGCCGTTCAAAAGGGCATGTCTGATCCGTTTAAATACACCGGCCCAGATATTAAAACATCCCTTGACCCGACAACTGGGAAAATTCAGTACGGCCCAGCAGGGAATAAATATGGGCTAGCGTCTAGCGTTGACCCGGAAAAATATGGCCGGGCAAAAGGCTTTGACGCCAGCGGGTATAAATCCAAAACTGAATTGGACCTATCCGGGTTAGCCAAGATGCCAATCAATGCTGGCATGACGGCGCAGAATGCAATCATGTACCGGCTTGCCCCGCAGATACAGAAAGAAAAAGAAAACCTAGAGCAACAGCTTGCAAACCAAGGCGTGACACGCGGCTCTCAGGCTTGGAATAATGCAATGAGTGACCAAGACAAGCGCCAGAATGATCTTCTCAATCAAGTTGCTTTGTCAAGCATTGACGCAGACATGGCGGCGCGGTTGCAGGGCTTTAACGAAGCAAAAGACGTAGGCAACTATTATAATACTGGTACGGGCCAAAATTATGATCGTGGGTTGTCTTCTAATGAATCTTATAATAGCGCAATAGATCAGAATTTTACGCGAGCCTATAACGCTAGAAACCAAGAAAATTCTGCCATTGGTCAAAATTTTGACCGCGATGTTATTAGCACAAATACAAACAATGCTGCCCAAAACCAAGAATTTAACCAAGGCTTAAGCGGCTCTGCATTTGCCAATACGGCTTCTAACGAAGCTTACACTAGAGCAAGAGACTTATATAATATGCCATTAAATACTTTTTCTGCTCTGCAAAGCGGGTCGGCTGTGTCAACCCCAACTTATCCGGGGTATAGTGGCGTTTCGACATCTCCAGCAAATATTTATAACGCGACTAGGGACCAAGGAACGGCAAACCTTGGTTTGTATGGCCGTGACGTAGCTGCAAATAACGCTAGGACTCAGGGTATCGTTGACGTTGGTACATCACTATTTTCATTCGGGCGGCGTTAAAAAGTAAATTCTGGAGAATATTATGGCGACGGCAAAATACATCAATACGTTTAGCAACGATTACGGCACAAAACTTGCTGACATCAAGCGGCGTCAGAAAATGGCCGAATTGCTGGCCCAGCAGGGCGCTGAACCTATTGATGTAGAGAGCGTTGGGGGCGTACCCACGCCCATCTCGCCATTCCAGGGGCTTGCCAAGCTTCTTAAGAGCGGCATGGGTGGCTATCTTGCGGGCAAGGCGTCTGAGGATGAGGCGGCGCTGGAGAAGGCGAACAATGAGGAATTGGCAAAAGCCATTTCTGAGTTTGGCAAACCGTACAAAATTGTTGATACGGCAGCGCCGACTGTTATGGTCGGCGATGAACCAGTCCAGCAATACACGATGAATGAGCCGGATAGGCTTAGTCAGGCTGTTAGTATGATGAGGCTTGGCGGGCGCGGAGATGCTATTGGCCAAGCATTATTGAAATCAGAAATTGAGTCAAGAAATAGAGGAGAGGAATATAGCACCACTCCTGTTTATGACCAAAAAGGCAATGCTTATCAAATAAGCAAGACAGGCGGGCCGCCCAGGTTAATCCCAGATATACAAGCTCGCGATCAATGGACTATGGGCATGACGCCAAACCAAAAAGCGCAGTACGACCTTGATGTTGCAAGATACGGCATTCAATATGCTGACGCACAATTATCACAGGGCAGGGCGGCTTTTGAAGGTGTCGGAACTTCTGGATTGGGAGGAGTCACTCCCCCATCAGCTCTACGCGCCCCCGGCGTTCCTTCTGTTGCGCCGACTACTGCGACAGCCGCGCAGCCCGCGCCTCAAGCGCAGCGCAGTGGTAATTTGCCCGGTGCCATGCCGCGCACTGCCGCGCCAAGCCAGGTTGCTTCCCCCCCCGCAAAGCCTAACGCTGCGTCGGCTGAAGTTCCTTTGACGGACCCGCGGAATCCTGTTTACAGAGGCATGGCCCCTAAAAATGTTCAGGAAAACATTACTAAATTGAATTTGGAACGCGCCGTCGCTATACCGCAAGTAACCACCCAACTTGCCACCGTATACAATTTACGAAATACGGTAAAAAATCTTTCAACACACCCATTTCTTGAAAATATTCTTGGTATTTATGACCAATTTGAAATGGGGGATACGAAACCCGGAACCATAAACGCTCGTAGTTTGTACAATCAGCTTTTTTCTCAAACAGCCATATCTCAGATACAGGCCATGCGGGACGCTTCTAAAACTGGCGGTGCTGTTGGTCAGGTGACAGAAGGTGAATGGGATAAATTGTCTAATGCTGCATTGGCAATGAGCGTAAAACAAAGCCCTGAAGATTTTAAAATAAATCTAAAAAATTACGAAAATACTTTAGATCAAATTGAACAAAAAATTCGTGGTACGCATAAAACCGTATACGGCGGTAAAATAGATTTTACCGCTCCTAAATACACAACGTATGCAGAGGCACACGCCTCAAAAACTAAGCCATCTAATGCTGCAGCAGGGAAACCTTCGTCTGTAAGGTCAGCGGCTGATGCTATTTTGGCAGGAGATTAAAATGGCTTCTGCTGATGATTATGCAAAATGGATTGTGGCAAATTCAGATAAAAAGGGTACGCCAGAATTTAATACTGTGGCAAGCGCCTATAAAGAAGCAAAAAGTTCTGAAGCTCCAGCCGCAACAGAAACTAACGTTTTTGCTCCCGGCAATGAAAAGCTATTGGAAAAAGCTAGGGCCAAGAACAGAGCCGACCTGCCGGGGCAACTGTACGGCTTAGGCTACGGAGCAGTTAAATCAGTTCTTGGCGGCGCTGGCGAAGTAGAAAACTTAGTAAGAAAAACCGTGCCGGAATACTTTGGCGCAAAGCCTCTTTATGAAGTTGATACTTTGGGCAACAAGTCCGGGACTTTTTTACCGACTATGGAGCAGGTAAAGGGCGCTGCCACATCAATGGGCATCCCAGCGCCCGCCAATACATCCGCAGAGACAGTAGGTGAGTTTCTCCCTGCTGTTAAGGCTGGTGTTAGTGGAATTCAGGCTTTGGCTGGTGCATTGAAAAATGCCAAGAACGCCCGCGCGGCCAATGTTGCAACGTCTTTAGACGATATTAATAAAACAACCAAAGACCTTTATACTGCGGCCAAAAATGAAGGCGTTGCAATAAAGCCAGAAGCTTGGAACGAGTTTTCTAAAAACTTGGGCCGCGATATGACTTCTCAAGAAGCAATGCTGACCACCGGCACTAGTCCGGCCATAAAGGCGTTGGACACAATTCAAGCGGAAACGGCTACCAACGCACCTATTACGTTGGAAAAGGCGGATAAAATTCGTGAGTCAGTAAATGGTTATGTAAAAGAAGCCCTAAAATCCGGCAACGACAACGAAGCTCGTTTGGCTATTGTTATGAAGAATAAGCTAGATGATTTTCTAAATAATCTTGAAAATAACCCCGGAAGTTATACCGGGAACGCTTCAAAGGCTATCCCTATTTTAAAGGAGGCAAGGGCGTCTTCTCAAAAAGGTTTTAAGGCAGATACAATTCGCGAGTTTAAAGAACTTGCAGAAGCCCAAAAAGGTGCAAAATATAACCCTGTTTTAGTTGAAAACAAATTAAGAGATTCTTTTGTAAAACTGGAACAAGATTTTATAGAAAATCCGTCTCTTGCAAAGGCGTGGACGCCAGCAGAACGGGCAGCCATACAAAAGGTTGTGCAAGGCGGACCAGTACAGGAAGCCATGCGCCAATTGTCAAAACCTTTCCCCATTATTGGTGTATCTGGCAGCGTAGTACCAATTATAGGTTCTACGGCAAAGAGAATATCCGCCTCTGTAGGGCAGAAGAACGTCAAATTGTTGGATGAGTTAGTCCGGCGCGGTAGACCTGCTGTGAAGACTGGTGCCAACTTAAGGCCTACGGCTCGTCAAGCCGCGCTTGCAGCGGCCTTGTCTTTGAACAGGGGGCAAGACGACCAAAGCCCCAATTACGAAGACTTCACGCAATGACCCGCCCCGCATCAGGATTTGTGCTTCTTTCGCCATGCGGCCATCCGTATGCGGGCGCACGGCTTGCAGTATTTCCTGATTTCCTTGCCGTTTTCGATCTGCAAAACAACATTTTCCGGCGTCCTTTCATGGCCGTATTTGCAGAGCGGTTTGTTCTTGCGTTTATACGCGCTGGTAAGGCCGCCCAAGAAAAGGC